AAGTTCAAGCTCCTCGGCCTGATTGTTAACATGGCTAACTATCAGTTCGGCGCTACTAAGGGCGGCGAGATTACTAGCTTCGAAGACTTTGATATCGACTTCAATACCTTCAAGTATCTGATGGAGACTCGTCTGTCTGGTGCTCTGACCGAGGTCTATTCTGCTATCGCAGTGGAAGAGCCTGTCGGTGCTGAAGCTGGTTAATCTATCCAGTAAAATTCAAAATGGGAGTGTAAATGATGAATAAATGGTATGGAAAAGTCGGCTATGTTGAGACTTTCGAAGTAGAACCTGGTATCCACGACGAAGAAGAAACTGTCCGTGAATATTACGGAGAGTTAGTCAGAAAGTCCAGTAAATTTCAGGTTTCCGGTGATGTAAATGATGATCGGGATGTATCTGCCGAACTTAGTATAGTCGCTGATCCATTTGCCGATCTTCATTTTCACTCCATTCGTTATGTTGAGTTTGGTGGCATTAAATGGAAAGTCAACACTGTTGAGCCTAGACGCCCCAGGCTCATTCTATCTCTTGGAGGTGTATATAATGGCTGATCGTTTAACCTTACAGGCTTTACTAGAAGAGATGCTAGGAAGCCGTAATGTCTATTATATGCCCCCTGAAGGTACAAAAATGCAATATGATGCTATCCGATTTTCTAAGAAAACTATCAAAAGCGACTATGCCAATGATGGTAAATATTCGATGAAAGATTGCTACGAGTTAACTGTGATTGCTAAGAGACCGGATCATCCGGTCATCAAGAAACTACTCACGTTACCTTATTGTAGCTACGATCGGCATTATGTTGCTGAAAATTTAAATCACGATACATTAACAATTTATTATTAAAGGAGGACAATATTATGTCTAAGATTACTTGGGATAACACTGGTGAACGTTTCTATGAAACTGGTGTAAAGAATGGCGTGCTGTACCCCATTCAGACCGGTGGTGTTTATAGCAAGGGTGTGGCTTGGAATGGTCTGACCGCTGTTACCGAGAGCCCCTCTGGTGCTGAGGCCACTGCTCTCTATGCAGATGACATTAAGTATCTGAACCTGCTGTCTAACGAGGAGTTCGGTGCTACCATCGAGGCTTATACTTACCCCGATGAGTTCGCAGAGTGCGATGGCTCCGCAGCCCTGACTACCGGTGTTATGATCGGTCAGCAGAAGCGCAAGACCTTCGGCCTGTGCTACAAGACCACCCTCGGCAATGATGTCGATGGCAACGACTACGGCTATAAGCTGCACCTGATTTATGGCTGTCTGGCAGCCCCCTCTGAGAAGGCCTATGCTACTATCAACGATAGCCCTGAGGCTATTACTTTCTCTTGGGAAGTTACCACTACTCCTGTGAATGTTACCGGCTTTAAGCCCACTTCTCAGATCACTATCGATTCCACTAAGGCTGATAAAACCAAGCTGGCCGCTCTGGAGGCTGTTCTCTACGGTAGCGAGGGCGAGGGCGAGGATAAGGAAGCTCGTCTGCCTCTGCCTGATGAAGTTGCTGAGCTGATGGCAACTGAGCAGGGTTAATCACTAATCTAACATATGGGGCCGTATTCAGTTAGGCTGGCGGTCCCAGCCCCAGCGCTAACCTCATAAACAAAAACTATAAACCCATAAAACTATAAAATTTTATTAACTGTAAAGGAGAATTATTTATGATTAAGAAGACTGTTACTTATACTGACTACAATGGTGTTGAGCGTACTGAGAATTTCTATTTCAACCTTTCTAAGGCTGAAGTTATGGAAATGGAAATGTCTACTGCCGGTGGTATGGCCGAGACTATCCAGAAGATTGTTGACGCTAAGGACGCCCCCGCTATCATCCGCATCTTTAAGGACCTGGTTCTGAAGGCTTATGGTGTTAAGAGTGATGATGGCCGCCGTTTCATGAAGTCTCAGCAGCTGTCCGATGAGTTTGCTCAGACTGAAGCTTATTCTCAGATTTTCATGGAGCTGGCTACCGATGCTGATGCAGCCGCAAAGTTTGTGAACGGTATTGTTCCTGCTGATCTTGCTCAGAAGGCTGCTCTGCCTGGCGCATAAATATGAACATAATGGAGAGATGAGAGATGCTTACGATTAGTATACCTATTAGTCCAGAAGGCTGGGATGAGGAAAAGCAAGAGTTTGTCGAACCAAAAACCCAAACATTGCAGTTGGAGCATTCTCTTGTCTCTCTTTCGAAATGGGAGTCGAAGTGGAAAAAACCCTTTTACTCCAAGAAAGAGATGACCGAAGAAGAGACACTTGATTATGTAAAGTGTATGACATTAACTAAAAATATTGACCCCGATGTCTATAATCATTTGACTCGTGAGAATGTAAAAGCCGTTATGGATTATATTGGAGATCCGATGACCGCCACTACTTTTGGAGGTGGCGATAAGGGTCCGAACAATCGAGAAGTGATCACATCAGAGTTGATATATTATTGGATGATCGCATCTAATATTCCATTTGAATGCCAGAAATGGCATCTTAATCGTCTCATAACTTTGATTAGAGTGTGTAGTATTAAGAACACTCCTCCGAAGAAGCGGAGTAAACGAGATATTATGAGTCGCAATGCCGCTTTGAATGCATCTCGTAAACAACAACTGAACACGAAAGGATGAGTTAGACTTGATTAAGAAAATCTATATTAACCCCGGCCATTCTAATAGCGATCCCGGTGCCGTGGGTTATGAAACTGAGCGAGAGCTCAATGTGAAAGTATCTAATTATCAGAGAGCTTACCTGTTATCGAATTATGTATGTAAGGTTCGTATGAATCCTGGCACTATGGATGATCTCTCTTCGATTACTAAGGATGCTAACAATTGGGGCGCGAATCTCTTTGTATCCAACCATTTCAATGCCGGTGGCGGTGATGGTTATGAAGCACTAGTTTATGGGAACAACAGAGTTCAGCTCGGTGAAGTTTTTGAAAAGCATGCTAAAGCAGCTGGCCAGAATAGTCGTGGCGTGAAGCTGCGTCCTGATCTTGCTGTTCTGCGAGATACTGATATGCCTGCTGTGTTGAATGAAGGCGCTTTCGTAGATAACAAGCGCGACATTCAGGATTGGAATGAAGATTCCGAGCTTAAGAAGCTTGGCGAAGCATATGCAAAGGCTGCTGCTGAATTCCTATCCCTCCCCAAAAAGAAAAACACTACTAATGCGAACACATCCACTACCAATACCTCTGCGAAGGTTGACCAATCTTATTCCGTAAGAGTTGATATCGATAAGCTGAACATTCGTACGGGTCCTGGTATGAATTATGATAGGACTGGTGCCTATACTGGCAAAGGTGTGTTCACAATTGTTCAGGTAAAGACTGGACAGGGATCCAAGACTGGCTGGGGCCGTTTAAAGTCCGGCGCTGGTTGGATCTGCCTTGATTATACTAATAGAGTATAAGGAGAAAATTCAAAATGATTAGTTTCAGACAAAAGGGCGACTTCTCTAAACTCACCAACTATCTTGAAAGAGCTAAAAGGGCCGCCCGTTTAAGTGTCCTCGATAGATATGGTCGAGAAGGAGTAGCTGCCCTTTCGTCTGCAACACCCGTTGATTCGGGTGAAACGGCTAACTCGTGGTTTTATGAAATAAATCACGATAAGCAACGAAAAACAGCTACTATTAGTTTTTGTAATTCACACATTGATAACGGTGTTCCGATCGCCATTATATTGCAGTATGGCCATGGAACCGGAACTGGAGGTTGGGTCGAAGGAAGAGATTATATCAATCCTGCGATTCAGCCTATTTTTGATGAAATCGTAGACGCTGCATGGAAGGAGGTCACTAAGATATGAGTAGAACTATTGACGAAAGAGTCGTAGAGATGCGATTTGATAATAAACATTTCGAATCTAATGTCTCGACTTCCATGTCTACGTTAGACAAACTTAAAGAAAAATTGAATTTATCCGGCGCTTCAAAAGGTCTAGAGGATATAGAAAATGCTTCTAAAAAGGTCAAAATGAATACTTTTGGATCCGCCGTTGATACGATAACTACCAAGCTCTCAGCTATGCAAGTAATCGGTATTACTGCATTAGCTAACATTACAAACTCGGCAGTTGATGCGGGTAAACGCATGGCTGCTTCTTTAACTGTCGCGCCTGTTTCTGACGGCTTTAGAGAATACGAAATGACATTAAAGGCAGTTCAGACAACAATGGCCGGTACTGGAAAAAGTGCTGAAGATGTTGAAAAAGAATTAAAAAAACTAGACGAATATGCGGATAAAACTATTTATAGTACCGCAGATATGCTTAACAATCTTCCGAAGTTCACTAATGCAGGTGTCGATTTAGAAGTCGCGACAAAAGCCATGATTGGTATTGCAAACGCTACTGCGCATGCAGGTGGCGATGCCAGCAAAGCTTCCATTGCATTCTATAATTTAGGTCAGGCTATCGGTACTGGCTATCTAACCAGAATGGACTATAATTCCATTAACAACGCTGGTATTGCTACTATGGAGTGGAAAAACCAGATGGTGGAAGCAGCAATAGCACAAGGCACACTTACTAAAGTTGGTGAAGATGCGTACCAAGCAGGGAGTAAAACCTTAAGCTTACAACAACTATTTATCGAGGGATTACAAGAACAATGGGCGACTACTGAAGTATTAACTAAAGTATTCGGAGATTATGGCGATGAAACTACCGAGATAGGTAAAAAGGCTTTTAACTCTGCACAAAGTATTAAGACATTTAGTATGATGATGGAGTCCCTCAAGGCATCTGCCGGAACCGGCTGGAAAGATACTTGGGAACTTATATTCGGTGGCCTGGATGAAGCTACAGAATTCTGGACTGGTGTATATAAGGTCATCGGCGGGATAATCGAGACGTCGACTAAGTTTAGAAATAGTATTTTAAGCATTGCGCTTAATTTCGATAGTGTATGGACTAGTATTACTGATAAGCTCAATTCCGCTGGTCTTAATAAAATTAAAAATTT